TTCGCCCGCGATTCCGGCTTGCTGATGTCGGATGACGAGCGTCATTATGACGAGCGCGAAGCTGGCAAGATCCGGCCGCGGGTCAAGGCGCTCTATCCTGTTGCCTGGGCTGGCCTGACGATAGGAGGCTTACTTGCCGAAATATGCCAAATTGGACACAATTTTATCGGTTGAAGAACTGCGGCAATTGATAAATTACGATCCGCAGATCGGGATCTTGATATGGAAGGTTGCCAGAAATTCACAGCAAAGCCGCTGCATGATATAAAGCCTGATGAGCTTCCGGGTGGGGAACAACGGAGGCTTCCATGTGTGACTACAGTCTGCAACACATTGCATCTCGCCCAGCCAAGGTTGGCGATGAACTGATTACCAAAAATTTCGGCACTGGCACGGCGGGCTTTGCCGATCTCCTTAATGACAAGGTTGCGGTCTGCATCCTTCCCGGCACTGAGCTGGCCTTTGATGCGCCGATCCATTACGGCGCCGCCAGCTTTTTCACCATCAAAAGCTACAAGCACAGCGTTGCTATCTTCCGTCAGGTCAATAAGAACGAACCTTACCGGCATCATGATGCTTTGGAATTGCCGGATGGTCAGATCGTATTGCTGACTGGATTGTCGCCCGGTCAGACCGCGACGGTATTGCAGCTGCCGGTCATGGATACCGCTGAGAAGGTCGAGAAGGCTAGGCGAATTCCGATCGCAGGCTAGACATGACGGCAGCCAAGATCATAATTCCGGCTGACCAATTGACGGAAGGCCAGCAAGACTGTGTGGACAAGCTGCGTGAGGCCTTGGACGAGGCCGAACGCGGCAATGTCCACACGCTCGGCATGGTGCTGTGCATGAAGAAGGGTTACGCCCATGTGGTGGGAGGAACCGCGGCAGCGGAACTGAACCTTGGCCTCGACAGTCTGAAGCGAAAGATCCTCGATACATTGGAAAAACCGATATTCAAATTATGAGTTACGGCATGTCTGGCATGACCGAATTGTTCGGCAATCTAAAGCGCTTCGTCGATGCCGGCGACAAGGCGCGGTTCTATAAACTGTCGTTTGACGAAGTGGAGATGATCGTCAATCAGATCGAAACCTTGATCAGCACCTCGACTACTCCGGTGCACGTCTACTCGTTTCAGGACATCAAGGACGAGGCCAAGCGCATGCGCAGCCAGCGCCTGGCCGAACACGGCCCGGAAGAGATTGTGCACTTTCCCAAGGATACTGCGTAAATGGCCGATGGCTTGGGCACTGCGGTTTCTGGGGCCATCATCGATGTCGATGAGGATGATGGCACGGTGCGGGTCGATCCGGCATCCGGCAATATCGAACGAGATCAGGATGATGGTGGCGTCATCATTCAGTTCAATGCCTTGTCGAAAGCCGATTCACCGCAAGGCTTCCATGAGAACCTCGCCAAACACCTGGAAGCGGCCGAGCTGGGCAAGATCGCCAACGACCTGTTTGAAGCCATCGACGCCGACGACAGAAGCCGCAAGGGCTATCTGGACGTCATCACCAGGGCGATGACTTTTCTCGGACTCGAGATGAAGGAACCACGGGCCGTTGCCGGCGATACTTCCGCGGCGGTGGAAGGCCAGTCCCAGGTCACCAATCCGCTTCTGTTGGAGGCATGCCTGAAGTCCTGGGCCAATAGCCAGGGCGAGCTTCTTCCTGCCGAGGGGCCGGTCAAGGTGGATATCGGCATAGGCGAGGCGGCAGCTGCGGAAGATGATCTCGCCGAGGCGCTGGAGCGGGACTTCAACTATTACCTGACCGATACTGCGACCGAATATTACCCCGACACTTCACACATGCTGCTGTGGGGCGTTCACTTCAAAGGATCGGGATTTAAGAAAGTCTATTCCTGTCTACGGCGGCGGCGCCCGGTATCCGACAGCGTCGATGCTGCCGATCTTATCGTCTCCGATACCACACGCGATCTAAAATCTTGCGAGAGGATTACCCATCAGATTCGGATGAGGCCTTCGGATCTGCATCGCATGGTGCAACTGGGTGCCTATCGCGAGACTAGCCTGACTCAGCCGTACTATGTCCCCGATGCGGTCGAGAGTCAGGTTGGGGAGATCCAAGGCACGCAACGCAGCACCAGACCGGAGGATCAACCCTATACGGTCTGGGAATGCCAGTGTGAATTGGATCTCCCGCGTTATACGCCGAAGCAGTTCAAGGGCACCAATGTTCGGCTTCCCTACATCGTGACTTTGGAGAAGGACAGCCGCACGGTTCTGGCAGTGCGCCGCGACTGGCGCGAAGATGACGAACAGTGCGAGCGCAAGCGCATGTATGTGCGCTATCCCTACGTGCCGGGACCGGGATTTTATGGCACCGGCATGATCGGCATCGTCGGCAATTGCTCGATGGCGATGACTGCGGCTTGGCGCGAGGCGTTGGACGCCGGCATGTTCGCGAATTTTCCGTCTGGCACGATTGCGAAGATCGGAGGTCGGCAGAACACCTCAGACATGCGTCTGTCGCCAGGGATGTTTCAGCCTGTCGAAACTGGCGGCCTGCCGATTAATCACGTTGTTGCTCCGTTGCCGTACCGTGACGTCACGCCGGGCCTTCTTGCTCTCATGGATAAAGTGACCCAGCAAGCCAAGGAAGTTGGCGGGGTTGCGGATCTACCGGCGGGCGAAGGGATACAGAACGTTCCCGTAGGAACGATGCTGGCCAATATCGAGCAGGCGACCAAAGTCATCAGCGCATCGCATAAGGGCATGCATCAGGCCCAATGCGAGGAACTTGAGCTTTTGGCAGATCTGTTTCGAGAGAACCCGACTGATTTCTGGAGCCGAAACAAGATCTGTCCGCAAGGTTTTTGGGACGAGCAAAAGTTTCTCCAGGCCTTGAACAATTGTCATCTGCGGCCGCGGTCTGATCCCAATACGCCAAGCCATCTGCATCGCATTGCTGTCGCGCTCGGCCTCGTGCAAATGGCATCGAATCCGGTTTTCACGGCATATTTCAATCTGAAAGAATTGGTGATGCGCACGATGCGTGTCATTCGCGTCGATCCGGCAGGGTTAATTCAAGACCCACCGCCGATCCCGCCTGAGATGATGAACCAGGGCAAGCCGGGACCAGATCCATTGGTTGGTCAGGCCAGGATGCTCCAGGCGCAGACCGATGTCCAAGAGGCGCAGAGCAAGGCACAGCTGGGACAGCAACAAGTCAATCTCGGACAGCAGAAACTACAGACGCAACGCGACATTGCCAGTGCAGAGCTGGCGCGCGAGATGGTCATCCATCAGCGCGATACCGCGAAGGACATGGCGCAGAACGCCAGTGATATGCGCCAGAGCGCGATCGAAGGCGCCCGTCAGGCGCATCTCGATGCGATGCAGCAGGCGCATGATCGCGATCAGGACATGCACGACCGCATGATCGACATGGCCAAGCTGGCACATGACCGCGGCGGTGCGGTGGCCGATAATCAAATGGACGTTGCAAAGCTTGCGCATGAACGGCAACGTGACATGGCCGAACATGCCTTGAATGTTCACGAGGTTCTGCATCCGCCACAGCCGGCTACGCAGCGCTGGATGGGTGGCCGGGTCAACGAACTTCAAGAGGAAGAAGACATGAAACAGGTGGCGGAACTCCAGGCGGCGACTGACCGCCTTGCCGAACAGATATCGAAACTGATCGAGCTGCAGACCGCGCCGCGGGTCATTACCCGCGACAGCGAGGGTAGGTTTACCGGCATTCAAGTGGTGCGGGCCGCGCCAGAACCGGCGCCTAAGAAGCGCAACCGGGATGGCTCGGTGACCGTGAAGGTAGACTGATGCCGGTCCCAACGCTCAATTATGTCGATCGGGTGGTCTTCAATGCTGCCAGCGGCGGTATTGGCAACTTCTCCCAGCAATCTGCGGTTTCCGGCTACCAGACCATGCAGAACGCTGGCGCCATAGCCAGCAAGCAATATGGCTATGTCGCGCAGTCTGCTGATCTCGCCCAATGGGAGGTTGGATACGGTACTTGGGATGGTTCTTCGTTAAGCCGCACGGTGCTTTTTAATTCCTTGGTTGGTACGTCGCCGATCAATTTCACGCTGGCCCCGCAGATCATGATTACTGCGTTGGCGGAAAGCCTGGGGTCATTTGGCTCAGGTTCTTCCAGTCTTGCGGTCGGCACTACGCCGATCACCGGCGGTACGAATAATCGGCTTCTTTACGACAGTTCAGGAACATTAGCCGAGGCGATCGTCGGGGCGAACCTGACGTTTGCTGGAGGTACGCTATCGGCTGGTGCGGTCCCGGTCGGTGGCAATCCCACTGCCGTTGCCGGTCAGGCGGCGGTCAATGGCGTGTCGGCTAACTTCATGCGCGCGGATGCCGCGCCGGCCTTGCAAGTGGCCAATTCCGGCACATTGGGAATTGTCCGGCCGGACAATGCGACCATCACGGTTGCCGCGGGGGTCTTGACCGGGCCTTCGTCTGCATCGCCGACAGCAACCGCCGGTTCTGGCGCGGTGAATGGCTCGGCGGCGACTTTCATGCGTTCCGATGCTGCGCCGGCCTTGCAAGTGGCGAATGCCACGACGCTCGGCATCGTGCGGCCGGATGGCTCGACGGTTACCATTGCGGCGGGTGTTCTGACGGCACTAAGCGGCGCGATCCAAGCCGGCACCACGCCGATTAGTGGCGGTGTCGCTAATCGACTGCTTTACGATAATGGCAGTGTCATCAGTGAGGCTACGGTTGGTAATGGTTTGACTTTCGCCAGTGGCGTTTTGAATACGGGTCGCACAGTTTTGACGGCCAACACCACTTATTACGTCAATAACAC